ATCATTATTATCATAGTATTAGATTTCTCTCCTCATATTCTAAGAAATGTTCTGGAACAGCAATCGGAAATAAATCTCCTGCCATAGCCAATCCCTTCTGTTCGTGATACAAATCAATTCCAAGGTCTGAATAACGATTTATAATAGAAGTTTTTACTTTGATAACATTACCAGTTTCAAATGAATTCTTTGTAAACCCACTCAATGCATTATTCTCTTCAGAGGTAACTGCAATAGTTTGTGAACACAACATCCATTGTGGTAGAAAGTTTTCCCATGTATTGTACATGTTCCAATTATCCAACAAATAGTAAGCATACGTCTGTGGAGAAATGAAATGGTCTTTACAACGGTCTTTCGACTTCAACATTTGTGCATTAGAAGAAACCCAACCAGAACTAAAACCACCGCACCCCATGTAGAACTGTCGTGTGATTTGACGTTTCTTAGATGTTATCTCCCACTTACCACGTTCCATAATACCAGAGATTGCTGCAAAACAAATATCTGCATGGTCTAACTGTTTACGAGTTAATTTCAACGAAGTGTCCATCTTCACCCTCAATCTGTGTCTTGAATAAAAAGTTAATGTTTCCTAAGTTACCAGACTTGTATGCATCTGCAACCTGTACACATTGGTCAATATACTGTTGAACATAGTTGTCATTGATATGTTCACGATTCTGTGGAATGTCCTTTGCAAGAGTATCCGAAAATCCAACTGCAACATTCACATCAAGTCCTTTAACTAACAAAGGATAAACCTTTGACCATAAACGTGCATGACGGTCACCAGCAACATCACCAGTTCCACCACGCAATGTGGCAACCAACCATTGTGGTGCTTGAGTTACATCAACATCATACTCATCCATTACTGCATCAACGATTTCGTCACGAGTAGGGTTAGTAGTCTGTTTGTAATCATCAATAACAGATGAAAGAACCAATTCTACAGTCTTTGCAACTTGTGTATTCCAATCAATCTCTTTCAAGTATTGACGAATAGAGTGTGCATTCTTGTTACAATCTCCTGCCTGAATAGCAGAGATAACATTGTAAACCACTGCACCTTGGTCTGCTTCATTCTTAGGATGCTTACGCAAATTCTCTGTAATTGCATATTGTCGTAAAGATTTAGTTGTTGCAAACGTACAGATTGCAACCCAAATATATTCAACCTTCTCCAACTTTGCAGAAACAAAACGGTGTTTACCAGCAACCAGTTTACCTTTTTTAGTAATTACTGGTGGTTCGTGAAACTGTGGTTCGTATTCATCATTGCGAAAAATAGTACGCAACTTCAAAATGTGTGGTGAATCTGTCTTTCCTTCTACACGCCCAAAGTTATAATGTTCAGTATCAATGTCTGTTACTTTTACATAACACATCTCCACTAACTTCATACCTTCTACAAGAACAGGTTTCTTTGCGAAATCCTCAAAGTGTTCTTGGGCCTTCTCATGTTTAAAAGGATATTTCAAGTTTTTTGCCATAATGTAAATCTCACTCTTTATTAACTATACTTACAGTATACCTGTTTTCATAACAAATGTCAAGGCTTATTCGCCAAGAAAGTCATTTAAATTTCCAGATGTTTTTGCAGCATACTTACCAATCAATTTCTCTTGTTTACCATAAACTCCGATTGTTGCCAAACGTCTATCACAATATGCAACACAACTAAACCGTTGTCCCTTACCAGAGATAGGAGTAACACCGTGTACTTCTTGACTGTCTGCAATTACAACACTATTATCTGGAGCGTCAATTGCAATCCCATAACGAGGGAAACAAAGATATGCACCATCATAATCACCTTCTCTGAATACACACATACTTGTCATACCAGCATCAGTGTCACCACTGTCTACATGTGCAGCCATCTTTGCAGACTGATATGCAGAATAACGATTAGCAGATAATGTAGTAAAAATACCTTCACCAATACGATGCTCTGGACGAATGTTGTTTTCTGCGAAAGACTTCTGACTTCTATAGATGTCATCGTTTGCCTTTGCAAATGCAGTTTCATTATGTTCAGTAATTTCTTGTAGTGCTTGCCACTTATCTTTGTTGTCTTTACACCAACCAGAAACATCAATACCACCAGTAAAACGTCCACGTTTATGTCCAATCATAACAGAATGGATTTCGTTTGAATATGCAATCATACCCCAACCACCAGACTTTGTACGAGTGTGATATGAATTAGGTGTTCTAAGTTTGTAGTCTTGTCCTTCAACTAATCCTTTTGCCAACATCTCTTCTTTATCGATGGGGCCTGAACAGTTTGCCCTCATTGTAGATGTATCTTCAATTGTTGTTAGAATATCTCTAATCTTACTTTCTTGTGGAAAGGCATTAGTGATAACATATGCAAGGGGAACATCAGAACCATCTAATGAATGAATTGGTTTCATTACTCCCATATCAGTATCAGTAACCTTAATTACTTTATCGTAAGCAGACTCATCTAGGAACTTACCGTTCCATTTATCATATGTTTCTTTTTGTCCTAAGTCTTTTTCTACCGTAATCTTTTTCATTCTTCCCCCCTAAAATACTCTGGTTTTCTTTTTGCAGTTTCAAACACTGCTACGGTTAATGTAATTCCCCCAAGTAATAGTGTGTGGAATAACACGTTGACACCCAAGTACATCCATGTACCTGTCATCATAGTAAATATAATACACCACATCCATGCTAGAATTTGCATAACCATGTGACGTACTGTTAAGTTCTCAATGTTACTTAGTGGATTCATATCACTGTCCATGACAACCCTCCAAGCACTCAATATAAAGTTTATCATTATTCTATTTCCTTATACGGTTTAAGGATGTTATTGTAAATCTCATCAGCGAGATATTTCATTTGTAGTGGTGCAACCATTAAACCGATTCTTGCTAGTTTTTCATTTAGTGTACCAGTGAATTTATAATCCTCTGGTAAAGTCATTAGTCTCGATGCTTCCCTTGTTGTATACACCCTATCTTCTACTGGGTGCAAGTGAACTGCAAGACTTGTTTGTAGTCCTTGTTCAGAAAGTGTATGAGATGCTTGATTCCAAGGAACTCTACGAGATTGAAAGAATGAACTCTTTCTTTCTGGTACAGTCTTACCCCATTTAATTCTGTGTGCAATAACCTTATCATACCAAGGCCCAACTACATCNTCACCAACAGAAACCACTTTGTCTGGGTTCTTTGGTAATCTCTTCATCCACTTATATTTAGCGCTCTTGGTCATAGACTCAATAAGTTCAATTGATTCTACAACATTTGCATTGTTCTGTTGGATATCCCAAATTGCATCTTTAATAGTGGTGACATGTTCTTCTGGTTCTGGAAAAATCAAGTTACTAAGTGCCATGAATGGTACACCGATTTTATCCAATACATCATTTCTTACAGAAACAATAAACACTCTTTCTCGTTTCTGAGGTACACCGTGATTGTGTCCTTTTAGAACTTTATAAACTGTTGTGTAACCCAATGCCTCAAAGTCATTTACCATACGAACTAAGTGTTCTCTAGCATATTCCATTGTAAGTCCTTTGACGTTCTCACAGATGATTACTTTTGGTTTCATCTCACCAGCAATACGAATCTGTTCCCATGTCAAATCTTCAATGTTTTTCTGTTTCATACCATAGGCAGTCTTTTCTTTACCCCACCCTGCTTTCTTTGTACCAGACATAGAGAATGGTGGACATGGTGGTGAACCGTCAAGTATATCAAGTTCTCCCTCTTTTAGTCCTGTCATCTCCATAATCTTTGCACCAGTAACATCTTTGATATCACCACAAATGTGTGCTGGAGTTTCAGGCCAGTTCGACAAATAGGTATCTACTGCAACCTGTTGAAACTCATTAACGAAACGGCAATCGCCACCAGCAAGTTTATATCCTGCTGATGAACCACCACCGCCTGCAAAAAACGATATATAATTGAAAAGTTTTCTATCAGATGATTGTTTCAACTCATCCAAATTATATCTAAAATACTTCATTCACTTCCTCTTTCATAATTTATACTAGTAGTATACTTGTTTTGCCAACAAATGTCAAGGCATTTATCCAAAAAAATCTTCCAATGTTGTTTGTGTTCCGTAAGAACGGTCAATGTTCCAACCAATCTGGTTCATAATAAACGTCAAAGGTTCAACAAAAGACTTCTCATACTGTAAATCATAGTCAACCATCTTATGCAAGTCTAGTTCTGTAGGCAACTTAGTAATGAATGAAATCACATTGGATGACATACGGTTAGGTTGTCTCATATTTAAGAACTTGATTTTGTCACCTTCCTGTATAAGAGGATACTTGTTATTCAGTTTGTTCATCTTAGTATAGTGATTGTAAAGCAATGCACCCTTACAGTGCATAGGAACACCCTTCATAAAGATACCAGAACTACTACTCCACTTCTTTAGTCCATTAACAGAACGAGGGAATGCAATCTCTTCTGGAGGCAACTTCATAAACTCTTCACGAAATTCTTGGATAAAGTCGTTTACATCCTTTTCTGTACCAGACATAATAATCTTTAGACACTCTTTAATCTTGTCACGACAAGGAGCAGGAGTACTAGACTTAACTGCTTCGATACCCATAATCTTGAGTTTTGGTTCTTGGTAACGAACACCTTCAATATCCCATGCATTGAGAATGTATCTTTTCTTTGCAGTCCAGATACCTTTATCTGCAATAACCTCTCGTGCCATCTGCATCTTTTGGTCATATGCGTTTACATACGAAGCAAGAGCTTGATAACTCTTATCGATAAAAGGTTCAAGTTTTTCTTTAGCGACTGTATCAAGGAAATCCACAGCCCTCCCACGATATGAATCTTCTGATTCTCCCTCTTTTGTTTTAAGCACAGTATTAACAAGCTTGTCAAAAGTAATATATACTGAATCTGTATCCGATGCAATAACATAATCTTCTCCGTCCGTTTTAAGGAGTTTGTTTAGATACATGTTAATAGACTTCTCAATCCAACGAATAGAGAACTGTCCAGAGGTAGTAATACCTTCTGCAATCCTCAAATCATAATACCTAAACCACTCATTGCCAATCGCACCATAAGCAGAGTTCAATGAAATCTTACGAGCCATCTGAATATTCTGAAACTTAGATACGTCTTTTAAGTATTTAGCATCTTTGGTATCTTCATATTGCTGTTGAGCAGTAAGCATCTTCTTCTTGTAAATGGTACGGTCATTGTACATCTCTTGCATCATCTCAGGCAAGAAACCTAGTTTGTCTTTACTGAACAATGCACCATTAGGTGTCATCGTTACATTTGATGGAAGCATGTCTTTGATTTTAAATTTCTGTGCAATCAAATCATCAACTGCACTATCACCAAGATTAAGTTGTTTTGCCAACAAAGTCTCTGGGGAAATATTGTATTGCATAATCAAGTGAGGATATAGGGAGTTCAAGTCAAAAGACATAACCCATTTGTGTTGTCCTACTTGTGGTTCTTTTACATAAGCACCCACATACTTTTCACCCTTGGATTTATGTCCAAGTTTTTGTGGAATGATAATCTTACTTTTTAGTAGATGATTGTAGATTAGTACATCCCAATACTTAACAGACGTAAAGGAATCAGATACGTTTACCTTTGCCTCATACGTCATAGTTAGAATCAAGTCGATGAGTTTCATCTTCTCATCAAGTCTATCTACCAGTTCAACGTCCATGATGTTGTAGTCAAGGAACGACTGATAGTCTTTAGTATACCAATCACGAAATGTCTCATATGGATTTTCATCTTTGCGTTGCCCTAGTTCGACAAATGCAATATGGTCAAGACGATATGATTCTTGATTAGTATAAGTAAATTTACGATATAGTTGTAGATAGTCGATGTTCTCAACACCGAGGATATTGTACACTTGGTCTTTCTTACCAAAACCAGAACCCACCATGCGAGCATCAACAACACCCCAAGGAGAAAGACGTTTCATTGCGTCCTCACCCATTTGAGATTTGATACGGTTACAGATATAAGGTATATCAAAGAATTCTGTATTCCAACCAGTAATAATATCTGGATGGTCAGATTCCCACCATGCAAGAAATTGTGCTAGCAGTTCACGTTCAGTTGCACATTGAATGTACTGAACATCTTCTCTATCATTTTTGTATTCATGTAATCCCCACACTTTGATACGTCCAGTGTCGTGATTCTTGATAGTGATAGACAACATAGGTTCTGCAGCTTGTTCTGCATGGGGGAAACCATTCTCACACTCAACTTCAATATCGATAGTAACAATACGCATCTTCTCAGAATCGAATTGAATCTGTTTAGGATATTGTTCTGCAATATATGTATATGGGAATTGTGTCATACCAAACACGAGGTGTGGCTGACTAGAATAAAGTTCTACAAACTCTTTTGCTTCCTTAATAGTAAGGAACTTCATAGGATTGACATTCTTGCCATCCAGAGTTGTAAAACCAGTTTCCTTCTTTACAGGAACGTAAAGAGTGGGTTCGTACTTAACCTTGTAGTTAGAACGAACACCATCTTTGTATCCACGAACAAGAAGTTGATTACCCCATTGGGCAACGTGAGTGTAAAATTTCAAGACATATTTCCTTATCAAAGAGTTTCATTATATACGGTTTAAGGCAGAATGTCAAGAGAAAAGTGGTAATTGTTCCTCACTTGAAAAGTGTTTCTCAATCATATCAATAATATCTTGTGAATGTGCAATCTTTGTTAATTCACATTCTACTGCTTCTGCAATATCGGAGTGTTCCCCAATACCAGCAGGATTCTTTAGGTAGATACCAACATTTGCTTTATGTAGTGCAATCTTACCTTCGTTATGTTTCTTAATTGCTTCAAGTAGTGTCATTGTTTTTCCTTCACCAGTTGTTTCTATCCATAAACATAGACAGTATTTCTTTTGTGATACTTCTCTTCTGATCTTTAATAATTGGTTTTGATGCAGCAGTGTTGAATACTGCTTCAACCCCCATAAGTCCAGGCGTAGAATTTACCTCAATCAAATACGGTCTATCTTTATCTCGATTTTTAGATGGAATAAAGTCAACACCGACCATCATTCCGTCTACTGCTTTTGCTGCCCGAATTGATTCTTCTTTCTCCAATTCAGTCAATTCATGTATCTCTGGTTCAGAACCTTGGGATACATTACTTCTAAAGTCATCACTGATAACAGGGCGTTTCATCGCACCTAGTATTTGTCCAGCGACAACGATAACCCTAACATCGTAATCTGTCTTAATATATTCTTGAAGAAGAATATCTACATATTCATCTTCTCTGTATAGTAATTGGATAACACTGTGAAGAGACTTTAAACTCTCAATCCACATGACACCAACACCTCTAGAACCAGTAGAGGTTTTTAAAATCATTGGGAACTTGTTTCCAAGTTTCTCTGCTGCATCTGCAGCTCCTTCTGCGTGTCTAACAAGAACTGTATTCGGTGTATTGAATTTTTCTCTTTGAAAGACAACTTGGTTAAACCATTTGTCACCACATATATCGTGGCACTTTGTAGAGTTGATAACTGTGTAACCTTTATTCTCTAAGTTATTAATAGTTACCCACCATGAACGGTTTCCAAGTTTTGTTGTTGAACCAAGTCCTCTTGCCATTACAAGTGTATCTTTTGGATTTATCTTAAATGGTTTGTCATACTCAGCATCAGACTTCATTGTAGGAAGTTCTGCTCTCCCTGTATCTTCTACAGGAAAAGAATAGACTAATTCACTCTCCCCATCACTTTCCATATATGAACCAGAGAATTCTGCAAGGTATACNNGTATACCCATCTTTCCAGCAATCTTACGAATCATAGGCCCTGTCTCGTTTGGGTCTAATGGGTCGTCATGCGAAAGGATTAGAAGTTTATACTTCTGCTCTTTTGGTTCTTCAGTAATGAATTGTGAGAATGATTCTGTCAATTTAAACTTCTCTCTTTTTACCGATATTGTATTTTGTCTCTAAGTCCCACTCGTTCTTTTCTTTAAACGCAATCACTTTGATTTGTGATAGTGGTGCTTTGGGTTCTGCTACACCCATGAGTTCAATCAACCCCCAATCACTTAGAAGTGACGCAATAGAGTTTCTACGTTCAATATCGTTCTGGTTTATATTTGTGTCCTTACCATCAAGAGCGAATAACTCTTTAAAGTGTACGATGTAATACCGTCCTTGTTTATGTAGGATATGACACGACTGATAGAGTTTTCTCTCTTTACGAGATGCAACTCCAATACGACTTAATGTCTCACGAACCTTCAGAAAATCATCTGGTTCTTTTAATTTTATTTCGAGCATCCTTTCGGGCTGCCAATCAATTTCATTCATTTTCTTCCACCTTTATTCAAACTATTTTTTATAGTATTAATTTGTTCATTATCAAGTATCTTGAGAGCGGCCTTTGCTTTTTCATTACTATAACCAAAATACTCTTTTACATACTCTAAATCCTTTAACTTACTCGCCTTTACCCAAGGAGCATATCGTTTCTTCGATCTAATAGTATTTAGTAAAAAGTCATATTGTAGTTTTGCGTCAAGGTGGTGACGCATGTTCATCTCATTAACTAACATGATGGTATCATTAAAGGGTGCTAAACACTTATTAATAATATAGGGAGAGTACTTCTTCGTCCACATAGGGTCATCTGAGTCTAACAGATGCTCCTTTGTTTCGTTTATGGACTTGAGGTAATGTTTAAGTTCATATCCACTCATTTGAATTGAACTTGCGTCATAATCTCAATCATAAATGCAAGCATATTGATTTCTTGGTCTGCAACGAATGCTGACTTGTAAGAATAATCTGCTGTAGCAAGTACGAGATGAGGTACAGTTTGAGGTTGGATATCTTCATAAAGAGCATCATATATCTTACGATACATACGAGATGGGTCATTATCAAGATTGTTGGCAACCCATTTGCGAATAGATTTGAAGTCCTTTTCTTTGAGGAATGAATTCAAATCCTTCATATTCGTTTCTGAGATGTTAACAAGTACACCACTGTCAATCATACCAGAAGTTGAATATCGTTGCAGTTCGTTTAGAACTCTTCTCCAATCGGGAAAGTATTTCTCAACAACAACACCAGCAACTGCTTTAGGTTGATACTGAACACCCTCTCCATCTAGAATAGTCTGAACACGCTTAAAGAATTCTCCAGCGAGTTTAGGTTTCTCTGATGCTGGAATACGAAATTCTATAACAGAGCATCTAGAGTGGAGAGGGTCGATGATTCGGTTTTTGAAATTACAGGTAAGAATAAACCCACAGTTCTTATGGAACTCTTCTATAAATCCTCTCAACGCAGGCTGAGTAGATTGAGGGTTTAAGTAGTCTGCCTCATCAAGAATAACGAACTTTCGATTACCATCCATAGAGACAGTAGAAGCAAAGTTCTTAATCTTGTTTCTGAGAACATCAATACCCGATTCTTCAGAACCGTTTATCATCATATAAGTAGCGCCTAGTTCCTCAAGCATTGCTTTTGCAACCGTGGTCTTACCTACCCCAGGCCCGCCAGTAAGTAGTAGATTAGGAATATGTCCATCATCTACGAAGGCCTGGAAAGTCTTTTTCAAATCTTCAGTAAGTACACACTCACTGATTTTTTTGGGACGAAACTTCTCGACCCATAACATCACATCATTCATAATATAAAACTCCTTGTTGGGATTATTTTGCTTCTAGAGCAATAAAGTATTCGATTTGTTTATTCACATGTGCGAAATGCGAAATACCTTTATCGGATACCTTTACTTTATAATCACCTCCAAGCAGTTTTAAGTTCTCAACTTTGAAAAAGTATGTGAAGTCATTCGGTGAATTATCACCAACTTTAATACTGAAGTCGTTAGAAGTTTCATTCTTACGGTCAGTAACAGTCAGTTCAATATCACCACCAGCTGTACCTTTAAGTACTACATCTGGAACACCCAATACTGCACTCGCTTTTTGGATTGCACTAAAGGTGTCTTGTGTAAACGTAAACTCTACGTCTACTGAAGGCATAGTGATTTCCGTTTTCGGAGTAGTCACTACGGATGGGTCACTAAAGAAATACTTCAGTGAACTCCCACCGCCTTCTTCATTCAATCGTACCGACTGATCTCCAAAGTCCAATGTAGGACTCTTAAACAGCGACATCGCTGAGAGGAATTCATTCAAATCGTAGATTGCGAATTCATTTGAAAAGGAATCTGGAATGGTTGCCTTCGCTACAATGTTTTTCATTGCAGACATTGTGTTTATCACATTACCAGATTTAACCAAAAGGTTTTGGTTTATTGTTGAGAAGTTCTTTAGAACGTCTTTGGTATCATTACTAAGTTGCATAATCAGTTATCTCCTTGATTCATATCGTGATTGTGTAAAGCCATTATACCATAATGGATTACTTTTAGCAAGTCATTTCTGTTCTTGCCGTCTTTTTTTCCGTATCGTTGTGAATATTTCATTATATTACCGATACAAAAACCTTCGCCATGTCCAGAATCCATAATGAATTCTGTGGCTTGAAACTTGTTGTGGGAATAGTGAGCATCATAGGTTTTGTCTATGTACTCTTTGAGTTGTTTCAGAATAACATCTTCTGAATATTTGTAATCTATTGTTTTCAATCCATACATCCTATAAAGTTGGATGGGGGGACGAACCCCCCATCACAGTTTCGATTAGCTAGAGTAAGAGTAATCAGAACCAGAGACTGCTTTAAGTCCAGCAGCGATAACACCTTTCGATGGTTCGCCTAGTCTATATGCAGTTGTTCCTTGGAACTTGTTTACATAAATGCAATTACCTTCACTTCTAAGCGTATCAATCATCGCTCTTGGTGATGTCAAGTCAAGTTTGTTTCTGAGTGTTGCCCATGTTACATTCTTTCCAGTTGAAAGAAGTCTCATAGTCTTTTCTCTTTTTGTTAGTGCTTTTCTGCCCATATTATCTCCATTATCTATAATTTCAAATCACCATTATTGATGATTAGATTACATCATACCCTATTTCTAAGGTAATGTCAATAGCTTATTTGATTTTAATTGTTTTAGGTTTCATTGCCTCTGGGACAATTCTTTCTAACTCAATACTCAAAATACCATCTTTGAAGGATGCACCCTGTACAATCACATACTCAGCAAGATTGAATGCTTTCTTGAAAGAACGATTAGAAATACCTTTGTGTAGGAACTCCTTATCATCGTCACCTTCTGGTCTTGATGTGGATTCGACTGTAAGAATATTATCCTTACTTTCAATAATAATATCTGATTTAGAGAACCCAGCAATTGCAAGTTCAATGCAATACTTCTCCTCTGAATCCTTTACGATATTATATGGGGGATATCCAGTTGATGCTGGTGCATCAAGTAGACTGTTGAACATTCTATCGAAAC